CAAAAGAGCCTCAGCAGAGACTCGTAACGATCCGAACTCAAGAATCCGTCAGGCAAGAAGGAGATGGAAATGTTAAAGAAAAGAAAAGCTATTAAAGGTGTAATTAAAGGTTTAAAGAAAGCCTCTAAATTACATGCTAAACAAGCTAAAACTTTAAAAGGAGTTATCGGTGGATCCAAAAAAGGGAACAGGAAAAAAGCCTAAAGGCTCAAACAGAAGACTGTATACGGACGAAAATCCTAGAGATACCGTTGGAATTAAATTTGCAACACCAGCAGATGCAAGAGCAACTGTTGCAAAAGTAAAAAAAGTAAATAAACCTTTTGCTAGAAAAATACAGATATTGACTGTAATGGAACAAAGAGCTAAAGTGATGGGTAAGAACGAAGTGGTTAGAATAGCTAAGAAAGGTAAAGATGCAATCAGAAAAACTAGAAGCACTTAAAAAAAGATATGAAGCTCAAGTAGCAGAGTCTTTAGCTACATTAAATATCTATGTTAGAAATTCCGTAGGCATAGGTGAACATCCTCAACATTTGGATGAAATGGATAAACTTCTACAAAAAATAGTAGATGCGGAAGAAAAAATAAAGGTGATAGAAAGATGGACGGATTAGAAATATTAGGAAAGTTAAGAAGAATAATTGAACAAAGATACGACGACCTCGTTGCAGCAATGACTAGCGGGGGTGTTGACAATATGGAAAAATATAACTATATGTTAGGACAGGTACGAACGTACCAGTATATATCACAGGAGATATCTAGCCTGCTAAAACAAAAGGAGCAAAATGACAGTGAAGGAACAATCATCAAAATCAAAAGAGATCCCGAAGCATAGAAGCGCATTAATCGAAAAATACGAGAGTGCCCCGAAACCTGAAAAAGAGGTAACAACAGAATTATCAAAACTTCCAAAACCTACGGGTTGGAGAATATTAATTTTGCCATTTAAAATGAGCGAAAAAACTAAAGGTGGTTTGTATATGGCAGAGACATCTTTAGAGAAACAACAAGTAGCATCACAATGTGGACTCGTTCTTAGAATGGGACCAGATTGTTATAAAGACAAAGAAAGATATCCAGACGGTCCTTGGTGCAAGGAAAAAGACTGGGTGGTTTTTGCAAGATATGCAGGATCTAGAATGAAGATAGAAGGGGGTGAAGTTAGAATGTTAAACGACGATGAAGTTCTAGCGACCGTGGAGAACCCTGAAGATATAATCCACGAATTTTAATAACCATAGGAGGAAACTATGCCAGCTGAAAAAAACACAGTTGATATTGATACATCGGGACCTGGAGCCGAAGTTCAATTAGAAGAAAACAAAAAACCAGAAACAGGAGAAGTGGAGGTTCAAAATGAAACAACTACTGAAAACAATACTCAGTCCGATGATACATCTGAGAAATCTGATGAGCAGTTGGATGTTCGAGACGACAAGGACAATCAAGAACAAAGTGAAGAGAAAAAAGAAGAAGTAAAAAAAGAAGACGAACACGAAAAGTATAGTGACTCAGTTCAAAAAAGAATTGCGAAACTTACTAAGAAAATGCGTGAAGCAGAAAGACAAAGAGAAGAAGCTATTTCTTTTGCAAAAAGAATTCAGGATGAAAATAAATCTTTGAACTCTAAAGTAAACGTTTTAGATACAGACTATGTACTTGAAATGGAAGGCAGAGTTAAATCTTCTTTGTTAGCAGCACAGCAAAAACTAATTGCTGCTAGAACTGCGGACGATAAAAAGGCAGAGGTTGAAGCTTTGACAGCCATATCTCAACTTGGTTATGAGCAAGCAAAAGTTGCTGAACTTAAAACCAAACAAGAAATGGATAAGAAGACGGCCGCTGAAGAAGCAAAAAATGTGCAAGAACAGAGACCATTTACACCAACACCACCACAATTAGACCCTAGAGCAGAAGACTGGGCTTCTAAAAATGACTGGTTTGGTAAGGATAATGCTATGACTTACACAGCTTTTGATCTTCATAGAAAACTTACTGAAGAAGAAGGTTTTGATCCACAGAGCCCCGATTATTATAAGGAAATAGACAAAAGAATTAGGTTGGAATTTCCTCATAAATTTGATAAGCCTGAGGATACGAAGACGATAAGTAAACCTACACAGACAGTTGCATCTGCAACGCGTAGTTCAAAGACAAGTCGCAAAACGGTAAGACTCACACCAAGCCAAGTAGCAATTGCTAAAAAATTAGGTGTGCCACTAGAAGAATATGCGAAACAACTAATTAACACGAAGGAGGTATAGGCATATGACAAATAAACAACCAACTCGTGCGAGCCAAACAAGAGAAAAAACAGAACGGAAAAAAGTTTGGACTCCACCATCGTACTTAGATACACCCAACGCGCCTGATGGATTCAGACACAGATGGGTCAGGACGGAAGTTCTCGGGTACGTCGATACTAAAAATGTACAAGGAAGATTAAGGTCCGGGTACGAATTAGTAAGAGCAGACGAATACTCAGAGGGTGAATTTCCAGTAGTCCAGGACGGCAAATATGCTGGGGTGATCGGGCACGGAGGCCTTGTGCTGACAAGGGTACCAATTGAGATTGCGCAACAACGTGCAGAATATTATGCTAGGTTAGCTAATGAAAACGTTGAAGCAGTAGATAACGATCTTATGAAGGAACAGGATAGTAGAATGCCTATCAATATTGATAAGCAGTCTCGTACAACCTTCGGTGGCAAGAAACGTTAATTTTTTAACAATTCTAACCAACGATTAAACAAACTAAGGAGAAACGAAAATGGCAAACGCGTCATCAAAAGGCTTTGGAATAAAGCCCTTAAAGAAAGCGGGTCAGAATAGAGACTCTGGCGGACTAGGAGAATATCCAGTAGCAGCATCTGCGACGGCTATTTACAACCAAGATGTGGTTGCAATGGCTAACACAGGTACAGCAGCAGTAGCTGCAGCGGCGACTGAACAACTTTTAGGCTCGTTAAACGGAGTTTTCTTTACTAACTCGTCTACAAGTAAGCCGACGTTTCAAAACCACTTATTAGGCTCAAATGCAGCGACTGATATTGTGGCGTTTGTTACTGATGATCCACATCAGATCTACGAAATTAGATCTAATGCAACTGGAGTATCACAACAAACTGACGTTGGTAATACAGCTGAGATCTCTTACTTAGCGGGAGCGACTCCTAACTACATATCTAAAACAACTTTAGATGACAGTACGTTAGGGACAACTTCTCAACAATTAAAAATAGTTGGTGTAAGTAGAGACATTGATAACAATGATCTTACATCTGCTAATGTGGTGTGGAGAGTGGTGATAAGCGAACACTTCTTTAAACAACACGCAGGTATCTAATAGGAGGATATAATTATGGCGATATCACGTAATCAGCTAGTTAAAGAACTAGAGCCAGGATTGAATGCCCTATTCGGCCTGGAATATAAAAGGTATGAAAATCAGCACGCTGAAATTTATACTACTGAGTCATCTGACAGAGCTTTTGAAGAAGAAGTTATGTTGTCAGGTTTCGGAAACGCGCAAGCAAAACCTGAAGGTTCTGGTGTAGCGTTCGATAGTGCTCAAGAAACTTTCACAGCAAGATATACTCACGAGACAATAGCTCTTGGGTTTTCAATCACTGAGGAAGCAGTTGAGGACAACCTGTACGACAAGTTAGCTTCAAGATATACGAAAGCTTTGGCTAGATCGATGGCAAACACGAAACAAGTCAAATCAGTGAATCCGTTAATCCAAGGTCTACCAACGACTGATGGGTTTGATTCAGGTGACGGCGTTAGTTTATTTAACGTATCTCACCCTACAATCGCGGGTACATTTAAAAACACTTTAAGCGCACAAGCGGACTTAAACGAAACTTCATTGGAGCAGTCTTTAATAGACATCGCTGCAATGACGGACGAAAGAGGTCTTAAAATTGCTGCTAGAGGTGTGAAAATGATTGTTCCAAGTGAATTACAATTCACAGCTGAGAGATTGATGAAATCTCAAGGTAGAACTGGAACAGCTGATAATGACATAAATGCTATCGCATCTATGGGAATGGTTCCTCAAGGTTATAGAGTGAATAACTACTTAACTGACACGGACGCATTCTACATTATTACAGATGTACCAAACGGAATGAAGTATTTCGAAAGAGCACCTATCACAACTAAGATGGAAGGTGACTTCGATACTGGAAACGTAAGATACAAAGCTAGAGAAAGATACGTATTTGGCGTATCAGACCCTAGAGGTATTTTCGGCGTTGAAGGTGCGTAATACTCAATAAAAGAAAATTAAAAGGGGGCTTTCGAGCCCCCTTTTTTTATGATAAATAAGAAAGGCAACTATGAAGAACTTCCGTGTACAAATCAGAGCATATGGCTATTACGCAGACTTTGAGGTTATCTCAGAGGATGATGATAAAGCGTTTGAAAATGCACTAGTTGACAAGCTAGGAAAAAATGATATAAAATGGGAGAAAGATGGATTTATAAGTAAATCTAAACTATGGCTAACTTACGAGGAGATCATAGATGCAAACGCAAGTAAGGGACCTTTACAAAATGAAGAGGGGTCTCGAAACAGAATGGGCGGTGCAACAGCGTGATAACCAAAGGTACACTTTGGATATGGTTAGAATTGACAACAAAATTAGAGACGTTGTTAATCAAATTAAACAAGAAGAAGCTAAAGTAGCCACTCTTGTTAATAAGATAGAGGACGCAGCACCCGAAGTTTCCGTAGCTACTTAGTAAAAAGCTACATCTTGGATAAATATCAAACCATATGACAGGCTCTCTTGCACTCTTTAAAAAATAAGAGTATAAGTTTTATACTGTATAATTAAACAGAACATAGACGCGTACAGTCGACGGCCTAGAGACTATGTTCGCAAAACTAGGAGGATATAATTATGGCAAATACAACGTTCAACGGACCGGTTCGATCAGAGAACGGTTTCGAACAAATAACAAAGAATGCTTCTACAGGCGCAGTAACGAAAAAAGCTGAGCTACACGAAGCAGGTAATGCATCAGTAACATCAAGTGATAGAGGTGGTGCATTATTATTAAACTCAAAAGCTACTGATGGTTTAGTTATGCAAACTTACCAAGCAAGTATTACTGTTGCTAACGGTGCTACAACTGGTAAAGAAGCATCAATCGGTATGCCAGCTAACTTTATGCCTATGGCAGTAATGGTTACTGTAGATACAGCATCAACAAATGCAGTCAATTTAAATGACATTGGTGATGATGGAGATACTGATTCATATTGCGATGGTTTAGCTATAGCTGTAAATTCTACTGGGTTCAAAGGTATCTTTGGATGTAATGGAGTTAGAGGACTAGGAACAGGAACAACTGGAGCTTTAACAACTGCTGATGAAGTAGAAGTTGTATTAAGCGGAGATCCAGGTGCAGCCACTTCCGTTTTAACTTTAACATTCTTAGGAATACTAGGAACACAAACTTTAGACTTATCTGTCTAATTTTATAAATTAATATGGGGCTTCGGCCCCATATAACTTAGGAGATAAATATGGCATCATCGGACCAAAAATTTACAAGGATAACATCTACCGGCCAAGTTAAAACTATTGCTGGTGGTTCTAATAATGTGGGTCCTTCAAGAATAACTTATATTCAAGCAAAAGGACACGCTAGTGGACAACTTACACTTAGAGATAGCGCAGATGATTCTGGAACTATACTTTTTCTAGCTCACTTTGGAACAGAAGGTTTAGACGTTTATGTTCCAGGAAATGGTATTAGATTCGAAACTACAATTCACGCAACTATATCTGGTACAGGTTCTGTTACACTTGGATATACTGGCTAAGGAGTTTAAATGGCTAATACGACCTCGGGTACTACAGTATTTGACAAAAATTTTTCTATTGATGAAATCATAGAAGATGCATACGAAAGAATTGGTTTTCAAGGAGTATCAGGTAATCAATTAAAAACTGCTAGACGTTCACTTAACATTATGTTTCAAGAGTGGGCGAATAGAGGATTACATTATTGGGAAGTTGGTAATAACTCCATTACACTTGTAAACAACCAAGCTGTCTACACAATTTTTAGATCGACGGGTGATGGAACATCTGATGCAACAGCTATTTATGGAGTTGATGATATATTAGAAGCAGTGTACAGAAACTCTTCTAGCGTTGATTCACCTTTAACTAAAATTAGTAGATCAACTTATCAAGCACTGTCTAATAAAACAGCCACTGGAACTCCTTCTCAATATTTTGTTCAAAGATTTATAGATAAAATTACAATAACTTTATATTTAACACCAGGTTCAGCTGAAGCAGGTAAGTTTTTAAATTTTTATTTTGTAAAACGAATTCAAGACGTTGGTGACTATACAAATGCTACTGACGTTCCATATAGATTTGTCCCTTGTATGGTTGCAGGTTTAGCTTTTTATTTAGCACAAAAATTTTCTCCTCAAAGAGGTCAGGAAATGAAACTATATTATGAAGATGAATTAAATAGAGCCTTAACTGAAGACGGCTCTTCTACAAGTACATTTATAACACCTAAAACTTACTTTCCGGAGGTAGGTTAATGGCTAGATTTGCATCAGGAAAATTTGCAAAAGCAATATCTGATCGTTCTGGTTTAGAGTTTCCTTACAAAGAAATGGTTAGAGAATGGAACGGTGCTTATGTTCAT